TTCAGCGTTGTCTTCGGCACGCCAAGTGACTCAGTGATGTGTCTTACAAGTCCATCAGGGTCAATATGGTCAGCAACAGGAAGTGCCTGTGCTAGTGGCATCAGAACCTCTAGCGCTTTCATTGTGCTGTTCAGGCTGCTAGACTTCTGCGCACGAGCCAATGGCGATACATATTCAATATCAACATCAGTACCCTGCAATACCTCTGGCGGTGTAGCCAGCATCTCAGAACGGAGCATTAGACCAAACACACGGTCAATCAACGGACGTAGCATCTCGTTCATCAGACGACCAAGCACAGGTCCAATAACACGCATACGCTCTTCTTGGCGCTGCACAACCTCGGTTGCAGTCATGTTAGGCGTAGAGCCAGACAATAGTTGGTCTACATAAAAAGCAGAACGGATAGCCATTCTGCGCTGGTCTTCCATAGACAGGCCAATAGGAATATTAGCGCCAGCTTGTAATGGGGTTATAGCGTCACGAGTGCCAGCTCTATAGAAGTTTAGGCCGCCTGGCTGTGTTCTTACTGGCAGGATAAAGCCATCGTCAGGCACAAGCAAAGGTGGGTCAATCTGTTTTTGTGCAGCCTGAATAATTGTTTTTGACATTAAATTCAACATCTTAACGTCAGGCAGTGCAACCATAGCGGGGCTTCTGCCCATAGTTTCGCCAGTTGATTTCAAGAAACGTGGCACGACATATGGCATGTCTTCAAAGCCAGACTCAGATAACAAGCTCTTTGTTTCCATATCAATATAGAACGATGCATATGGCATGTTCTTATTATCGCGCTTATTCGGGTCTCTGTTTATTCTTGGCAGCACTACATGAAGAACATCCACTTCTTCGTCAGGTGTTTTCTCAAATGCCTTGCGAATATAATCAGTGACGTTATCCAAACCAAAGCGCTGTACTACTTGCCTTGCTGGTGACTTATACTTTCTAAACACAGTATCAACAATGCCATACTGGTTTTCTTGCACATAAAACTCAGAGATGTGGCGTGTGCTAAACCGCAGCGTACCATTGTCCATCTCAATAAACATACAGCCAGTGCCAAACACAACTAAGTCCACATACATCTCGTGAACCTCAGTTTCAAAGTTAGACTGGTTAAACGCCCTAATCATGCGCTGGCTGCTATCTTCCAGCCATTCCTGCACTTCATCATCTCTGCCAGTGTTGGCATCTTTCATGTCGAGGTGAAACCACGGTGTTGCTCCACTGGTCAACATACCATGTAAAGAAGCCGACAATAGGTCTACAGCTTGTAGTGCTGTGCCATCGTAAATCAACTCCATTCGTTTTTCACCACGGCTTCGCTTGCGCACAATGTCAGCCTTGCGAGGCAGCATATAGTCAGCTAGGTCTTGGTAGTGGGTATCCCAGTTATCTCTGCGACCTTTGATATAATCAAATCGTGCCACAAGCTCTTTGATGAAATTTTCCATAATTATCCTAACAGTGTTGGTGTACCGCCAGTTGTGACTTGTGTCTGCCCAAGCGCGCCAGCAACAATGGTAGAGCCAGAACCTCTACGCCTTCTTGCACTTTTCTGCGCTTCTTCAGCTAGTGCAGCAGCTCTCATTGTATCTTCTTCGCCAGCTTTTGCTGGGGGAGGTGGTGGTGTTGGGGCTGGTGGAACGTAAACCTTTGGTTTCAAAAAAGACATTATCCAATACCTTTCTCGCTACCGCCTCTATAAAGAGAACCGTAGCCTTCGATAATAGTGCCAGCTTGACCAGCACGTTTGCCGCGAGTGCGTCTTTTGCCGCGACCCAAGATTGTGTCATCATCAGGTACAATTTCAGGCGTTACCTCGGGTGTGACTTCAGGCGTTACCTCTGGCATCTCTCCAAAAAACGCCCTGCGTTCTTCTTTGTTCATGCCAGTTAGAGTGTCAAAAGTTTCTTGAGCTATCTTCTTGCCAATCTTTTCGACAGGCTCAACAATAGCTTTGTCTACTTCCCTTAATACCTTCTTGCCAACCCTTTCGACAGGCTCAACAATACCTTTGTCCGCTTCCTTTACTACTTTCTTGCCAACCTTTTCAACAGGCTCGACAATGCCTTTGTCCACTTCTCTTACTACTTTCCTGACGACCTTTTTCACAGGCTTTGCAACCTTTTTCACAGGCTTTACAACCCTTTGCACAGGCTTTTTTACTTTTCTAATAACCCTTCTTACAGGCTTAAATGGATTGAAACCACCCATCGCTATCTCCTTACCAGCTTACCCAGCCTTTTTTTTGTCTATCAACGCGAAAAGAACGGTACTCAGAGTAGCCCATTCTATCAAACATGTTCTTAATATATATTAAACTTGACTTTATGTCACGCATACCAGTCATGCAGATATAGTCCACAATAAACGGCACAGGTCCATTGCCGTAGTAACCTTCTTTTGGAAAGTCACCAGTAGCGTAATATTCATCTATATGCTCTTGTTCTGGAAAGGCGTAAGTTAGAAATAGATACGGCTTGCCCTCGTCATTGTACCCAGCGACAAACATACCTTCTTCAATAGGCGTAACAATGCACCTAGCAACGTCCTCGTCAGCCATCGTATAATGGTAAGGACTTTTTTCTATAAGGTAGGACGCAGCAAAGTACGCTTTGGCTTTATCGTATCTCATAACGTAAATGGGTTATAATCGTTCATCGCAACTTGTTGCGGAGGTTTCGTATAGTTAGTTCTATTTTCGAGACCCACAGCGAGATACCGAAATGCATCTGCCGCATGTGACGTGAAATCATGCCTCGGATGGTCTCTAAACATTTTTCTTTTATCATCCCATTCCTGCCTGTATTGCCTTAAACATTCTAGTCCAGCTTCAGTTTTGTCTCTGTCAAAGTAGCATTTTGGCAACAACATCCTTGCAGCGTTAATGCCATCAGCAACTTTCATTTTCGGAACAACCCTAAAACGTATTCCCAAAGTGTGCGCAGTCTCGAGCCTAGACTTGCCACTGCCCAGCTCACGCACTTCAATATCGTGTGGCGCAAGGTGGTCGCCATAGGTGTAATCCTTTTGGCGCAATACCTCCGCGTAGTGGTCGAGTCCAACTCCGCTGCTCTCGTAATAATCAATGATATTGACACTACCGCCTCTAAAAATCTGCGCAAACCAAATAGCTGTTGCATCGTTTACACCCAAATCCCATGCTGTATGCACAGGATAAGCTGGGTCATACGGCACTCTAGTAACTCTCCCACCATCATCGGCATCAGATAACAACTTACCATAATACGCTCCAATAATTGCAGCAGTAAAGGAACACTCAAATTCTTGGTCATACTGCTCAGGAGTCATAGACGCAGCAGCAGCCTCAAGCTCTTCCTGCTTTACTATGCCAGTCTCACTGGCTTTACAGACCCTATAATACCAGTCTTCGCTTCCTTCTGCTAGTTGTCCTTTAGCAGTCTCCAACATATCCCAAAAATGATTATGCCCTGCTGGTGTACCTAAAAAGGTAGCCGACCCCTGCCTATCGGATAGTGCTGGCCTTACAACCTCCCCCCATACCCTTGGGTTCTGCATACCAAACTCATCAAAGAAACAATCATCGAGGTAGATACCACGCAAAGCATCAGGGTTCTCAGAAGACAGCAACGTAATCCTGCCACCGTTAGGAAAGTCAGCTCGTAGCTCTGTCTCGTTAAAGCTAACGCCTGGAATAACGCCAGCGTAAAACTTAACATAATCCCAAGCAATACGCTTGGCTTGCGTAAAGGTAGGAGCTACAAGAGCTACTCTTGGTCTTGGTAACGGATTAGTAAGCACACGCTTAATCATGTGATTAACAGCCCACACAGTCTTGCCAAAGCGTCTGTGCATCACCAAGACATTCCAGCGCTTCAAGTCTTTGTGCATCTGCCCCTGTATCTCACGAGGCTTGTAAGGAATCTTTACTTCCATCAATCAGTTTCCCAGAGAATCTTCACAGTGCCATCGCCTATCTCTACGCCAGCTCGGTTCTTTTGGTCTCCGAAACGGTCAGGCATAACCTTGCCAGCTTTCCA